TACTTATCGGCTGACTTTTTAGCCTGCACAATAACATGGTTATTATCCTTTAAGTGTTTAAATATTTCGTATGTCATTTCTTAATAAGTTTAGTAGATTTTACTTTCTTTTCCTTTGCTTTTTTAATCGCTTCAATTTCTTCTTTAGTTAGTTCCTTGGGTTTCATTATTAGTAGTTTTATTTGTGAATGTTGCTTGTATTTCAGGCGGTAATTGATAGAAGTACAACGGTGCTAATTCCGTTGGTGCTTCTTCTTCTAATATTTCCATTGCCCTGCCATAGGTTATAAGGTTATTCTTTAGTTGCAATGATAATGAGCCTACATTATTTTTTCGTATCTCACTCTTTAGCTTTTCATCAGCCTGCATGCATGGTACATGCGAAAAGTCAATGATATACTTTACATTGTTTTCATCTGCATAAACACAATCGTTAAACTGTGTCATGTAGTTATCAGCCATTGGTATAATGTTATCCTGATATTGCGCTTTTTGTGCTAATTCCTGATTATTAAACGTGGTGCCACTACCTCTCGATAACAACTGATACTTAAACCCTAAAGCATCACATAAGGTCATTATATCATCTTCGGCGGTTTCAAGTAGCATTAAGTCCCGCATGTTTAATGTCATGGGTGTAAACTTCATTGATATTGTGCTTACAATGATTTGCCATTGGTCTTTAAGTAAACCGTAACGCTTATAATCCTTTTGTAGTTCTTCTTTCTGTTCTGGTGTTGCACGTTGCGCCCCTGCACTATCACCACTATCAGGCGATAAGATACCCAACGCCCCACGTTTTTCAATGATAGTACCTCTACTCTCGTAGTTCTTAATCAGGTTGTTAATTGGGTATTTTAATGCTGATAACCTTGACATTGGAAACATCAAATCATCAATGGTAGTCGTAGTATCGGTAAAGAAATAAATATCTTCTTTTTTTATTGGTATGGTTTTACCGTTGTAACTAAACTCAACACTTTCTATCATGTCGTATATAGATTCAGCAAACAAATATTCCTTCGTTAGCTTCATTCTAAGGCATTGTGGTGGCAATACCCATAACTGACTAACGATACTCATGCCTTCTGGCTTAATCCTTAGAACGGGACAATACCCGAATAGTTGAGTATAGATAGCTACTTGCGATCTAAAATGTAAATCAGTTTGTAATGGATTAGGGTACTTTAATAAGTCAGTGTATTGTTTACCAACTTCACCCCTTTTTTCTTTGTTACTTGATGGGTTAACACATGTAATCTTGCCATTGCAAAACTCCTGAGCTTTCATGTTAAGGATATACGATAATGGTGGGCATTCTTTGTAAGATTTAATAACCTTATCTTTAGTGTCAAAGGTTTCAAATACTATTCTACCACCAATTAATTCTATCCTTGATTCATCAAAGAAATTATAACCCACATTAGCAGGTGCAGTTTTATCAATTTTCTTTAAGCCTAAGGCTTTTAATAGATTCAACTCGTTCAATTTAACCCTATCCACTCTTGGCTGATGTTACATCGCTAATTTACGTAGTAGGGCGGTTAAATATTAGTACAAATATAGTTAACAAAAATCAATTATGATTAAAAAAAGTTATACACATTTGCAAATTAACATAAATAATCTGTATATTTGTGTCAATTCTGTTTCATGTTTGATTTTGGTTCATGGTTTAAGGGGGAGTGATTACCCCCTTTTTTTATTGCCTTAAAGGTCCTTTTCATAGTCTTTAAATCCATTTCATCATCCCCATCCATAGTAAACATCTCAACTTTAATAAGTTCAAAATCAAATGCCTTTGCGATATGTGGCGGTGGGGTAGGCTTAGTTTCGCCTATCTCTTTCAATTCAGCTTCGGTTGACGTATTGCGTACTTTAATAGCATCACACATTTTACCAGTGCTTTCAAGAAGTTCTATTTGTTTTTGTTTTTTAGTCATAATTTTATATTTAATTCTTCGCCAGTTAAAGCGTAATAAAGGTTTTGGAGTTGGTGAAGGTTGTTTATAACGCATAGGCAATAGTTGCCACAAAGAACTCTAAAATGTAAATCTTCGTCATATATTTCAATGCCAACCAATTTATTGTCTGTAAACATATTATCATTCTTATCAAACCCACACTTCAATAAAATGTCATCTGTTATGGGGATGGGTTTAATGTCTGATATATTTCTACCCGTATAACGACCTATAAAATGAGTATATGGTCTATTATATGTTAGGTCGCAAAAATTATTTGAACCAACAGATAATATTTGCGCATTGCATTTTTCTAAATTTTCGATTATCTCTACATAATTTCCGATTCTTAATTCTTGTATCATGTTTTGATTTTTTACAAATTTAATTCACTATTTCCTTATATCCTACAACTTTGCGATGAATGATTAATATTTTCATTTACATTCCTTTACATTCCTTTACAGTAAAGCATGGTAAAGGGTGGTCTATTGTTTCCTAATACATTTTCCCTTTAGCCATAACAATATATCTATGAGCATCGAATAAATGATTAAAATCATCTAACGGGTCATCAGTTGGGTTCCCGTTCTTATCTTTCGCCCAAACGTAATTCACATACTCATTCCACCAATCAACACTATCATCTGTTAAATAGTTCTCATACTCCATTACTCTATTGATACCTGCTTGAATACTGCCAGGCCCTTTAGTTGCAGGAATGATATAAAACCCATTTAATAATTGTGGGTACTTATCGGCATAACCTTCAGGTAGTTCGCTACGTTGCCAACCATTACGAAGTTTATTGATGCTGTGAGGTTCGGCACTATCGGCCATTATAAGGTCATTAGATGTAAGTCCTAAATGAAATAACTTGATAGCAAGGTCAATGAGTGTCATATTGCGCTCATATATCAACTGCCTTGAGTAGCATTTACCGTTGTGAAGCTTAATCTCACACAAGGCCATTGGACTGTTAGACCATCCAAAATCAAGTCCATAGTATGATTTATAAGGTAGGTTGTTAAACTCCTCATTAGTGATACGTTTCCAATTCTTATATATTTGACCTGCACGACCTGAACTACATAAACCTACTATTTGAGTAAGGTAGTAGTGTGGGTCGTAGAAGTTACTGTTTGGATCACCATAGGCTTCATATTTGCGTGTTATGTGTGCAGGCAGATGTGGGTTATCTGTATAGTTTGAAATGATGAATACAACGCCCTCAATAGTTTTAGGCTTTAGTTTATAATATCCATCGTGTTCGGTTTCATCTAAATCGAAATATCGCTTAATAAACCAATGGTTCATGTCGGGTATATTTGAGTTTATGAATATCAAGCTATCTTTATTCCTGATGCCATCAGTAAAACGGTTAAACGCTTGCTCATCGGTTATATCTTCAAACTCCTCGATTATACTTATGTCAATATCTGATATTGATTTTAGGTTAGCTGTCTTAGCGTTACTTGATGCCCTGAAACCTTTAGTGAATATCAGCTTATTTGAAGTGGCTTTATCCTTTAATTCATGGGTATTAAAGTCAAATATAGTATCAAAATAACCATTTGTTTTCTCGTTTATCTCGATGTACCTATTTTTTATTTCATTAAGTATTGAATCACTGATAGAGGTCTTTTCATCCCTTAGAACTACTACTCTTTTCTTTTCTGTGATAGCTTTAATCGTTACGAACTTACTACCCTCATAAGATTTACCACCACCACGTCCACCAATGTTTACTACCATCCAGGTACCTTTAGGTAATTGGTATAACTCTTTAAAAGGTGGTAGGGGGTTGGGGCGTATGGTAATTGTCATAAGTCAACATTAATAGTTGCAGTGGTTACAGTAACCTCTGATTTATCTATTTGCTCCTCAATGCCCTTATTTATCGTTTCAATAGCTTTTGCGTTTCCTGCTTTTGCGTTATCTAATAGGCTTTGATAGTATTCCTCAAGTGTGGTACCTTGTGCCATTTTCTTAGCTATCATTTGTGTTAGCATACGCTTTTCCCTCCACTCCTTCCATCCTGCTTTTTTAGCTTCAGGGGGTGGCTGATTTTCGCTTGTAAATGGTTTGCCGTCTATTGCGCCTTTTAAATGATGATCGCGACGTTTTGACGACGTTTTTTCCTCGTCTGCCATACCGCAAATATACAACTATTTTTGATTAATGCAATTTATTTGGTGTGGTTGACATTTGTGTTATCTTTTCAGCTACTGTAATATCACCTATCGTAAATAAACTATTCGGATAATCCGCTATCACTAAATATCTTGGTTGTGTTAAGTTTGTCATTATATTCGTTTTAAAATGTAAATATTATCTGTTAATTCCATGCCTAAGTGGGTCATGGGGTGTTTCATTTTTACGGTTAATCATTTCAAGTTCTAATTCTGTTGGTAGTAATTTAATTGTACCAAAATCGGATAATATTTTGAATATCGAATCTTTCACACTTTCAGGCAAAAGTACTTGATGGAATTTTCCATTATCTGTTTCAGCGATTACTATTAATGTATCTATTTTCA